GGTGCACCAACCTCACAACCCCCTTCGGGCTACATGGTGTGAGGTCTTCCTCACTGTGGGACGCAACGTTCCACTTTGGGGTTAGAGCGAATGCTATGTAGGGACGACATGTCCATGCGGTTTCCCGCCGCTGTGGGGAGACACATCGGGAGCCCTCTTGTCTGCGAAGATTGGGGGGTTTGGATTATGTTTATTGCTTCGTGAGTAGTAAATGAGGGTCACCGGTGCTATCCAAGGGCATCCTGCCCGGTAAGCCATTGATGAGTAAAGGCTCTCTTGCCAAAAGCGGGAGAGAGGCGAGAGTACTCCGACTCTCTGAGTCAAGCCGTACTTTATGTACGACGAAATGAGGAGAAGTAGTCTTTTAAGAAGTATTAGAGAACCTAATCTTTCTTAATAAGATCGAGGGAGGGGCCCCTATTTAAACAGAAGGGGTTTCTCTTCGGGAGAAACCGGGTGCTGCTTATCAAGGTGCACATGGTCAGGATAACCCAAACTAACGAGTATTCTGCTGAAAGGTATGAATTCCGTTAAGGAGGCATACCACAATGCCGCCCTGCTGCCCTCTAAGGTGCCCAAGCGATATGCAAGGACTTCGCCTTAGGGGAAACAGAAACGACTTGAGGTTTTACCGCGTAACTTATTATCTCCCCTTTGTACCCTTAATAAATAAGACAATGCGTAAACTTTTGACATCCAACGTACGTGAGTACGAAGCATGGTTAAAAGCTCGTAAAGCCTCAATATCGTGGGCCTTCCTTCTAAAGAAGGGAGTAAGGATTCACGGTTTCATCATGAAAATGATTGGACCCGTGGTCCTGGGGAGAAAAGGTAGGTCACTAAACGGTGCCTCAATACACTTCGCACGTTTCCTCGTAAGTAAGTATAGAAGAGAAGGATCTTCGGGTCTAGCTCTCTATTTGAAGAAATGCCAATTATTGCTTATGCAATCTTTAGGTAATACCCAGGGTAAACCTAGAGTTATGGCGGTTTCTCCAAGAGTAGCAACAACCTCTAAGGGGTTACCGCGGGTTATCCCTGTTATGCATCGCAGAAAGATTTCTGCGGGAAGCATACCTTACATCCAACTCTGGATGACCTTGTTTAACTTCCATAGAGTTCTCCAAGTTAAAGGTAAATGGAAACTCCATGTTATCTTTAATGGGAACAAAGTGGATGTTAATGGGGCCGTCTCCGGTGTCGGGAACTTCGTTAGAAACGAACCCGGCCTGGGGAGTGTAGGACTTAAGTTCTACATACCTGAGGTGTATGCAAGATTGCAATCGATAACAGGAAGAATCCGCCCTTTAGAGTGGAAGTTCTCCCCACTTCTCTTACTCTCAACGGGTCCTAATTCGGCTAGAGGCGAAACTTCGATGATGGCCTGTGGTAAGGATGCTCTAGCATGGGCTTACCATCCTCTATTTTCAGGTCTCACGAGATTCTGCGAAATAACCGGATTAGATGATCTTCATACGATGATCAGCCGTATATCGTACATGGTCAGTCCTTTGGACGTGAGCAGACACGATATCGACATCCGTTTAAAAGGAGATAAAGGGAAGAAAGGGAGGCCGACCAAAATAGACCACCATAAAGTGGATCCTAAGGATTTAGTGTTCAAGAAAGTAGTCTGTCTCTCTCGATTCGTCCAGTGGAGTTCGAATCGCCTGCAGATGATACTGCCTGCGATTGGTCGAATCTCCAGCAAGTTCGAAAAGAGTGGGAAGATCAGGGTCTTTGCAAATGTGGATTACTGGACTCAGGTCGCCTTTAGGCCTCTTCATGATTGGATATTCTCCATATTGAAGAGAATACCTCAAGATGCGACTTTTGACCAGGATGGGGCGTGCGAGCGCTTCGCTTCTAAGTTGAAGAGAGACTCTAAGGTCTACTCATTCGATCTTAGTGCGGCAACCGATCGACTTCCCTTGGTCTTCCAAGTCGAGGTCTTAGCACAAATGCTAAAGAATCCTGAGCTCGCGGTATTGTGGGGATTAATACTAGTAGGGAGGTCCTATCACATTGCTAGGCGAAAGTCCCATGAAAGCATCCCAAAAGGGCTTTCGGGGCCAGAGCCTGCTTTGTTTAGTTATCCTCTTGCTCAAGAGCATGCCTCAGACCTTATCCGTAATTTACGAAATGGAGGTCTTAGGACGACTAATAATAGATTAGTTTATGCTGTCGGGCAACCCATGGGTGCTTACACCTCTTGGGCCATGCTGGCATTAAGTCATCACTTTATCGTGCAGATTGCGGCCTTGTGGGCTTATCCCGAAAGGAAAACGTGGTTTTCTAATTACCTAGTATTAGGAGACGACATAGTTATAGCGGACAGGGAGGTGGCTATTCAGTACCGGGTGGTATTGAATATCCTTGAAGTCTCCATATCAGATACGAAAGGTATCATATCTGACAATGGAAGCTTCGAGTTTGCGAAACAATTCTT